TAGGTTAGTATTTGCATGGCAAGAGCATAAGGGATATATTATAGCAATAAGTATACTCTCTACTATGCTATTGATGAGTTGGTTAATAGGTTAAATCAAATTCAGAAAAGAGGATACCTGGAGACAATAAATGAATAAGTGGAAACAATATAAAACAGAACAAAGAGAGTTAGGCCAGCCTGCCTCAACCAAAGGATTTAATGATTGGTTAGAAGCACAGAAGCCTAAACCAGTTAAATTAAAACGTAAGAAGAAAGTGGTATTTCAAGATGAGGTAGATACCTTAGAAAAATGGTAAAGATAGGGGGGGAATAATGCCTATATACGAATTTAAATGTGAAGATTGTAAGAAGGTGTTTGAGATATTAAAGTGGGATAGAGAAACCACACAGATAACCTGTGATTGCGGCGGACGTGCTTTTAGAATAATTTCAGCTGGTTCCTTCCGCGGCGAGAAGAATTGGAGGTTACCTAAATAATGCCAAAAATAACAAAGAATGACCCTAAGACAGGGCTACTAAATGGCTCATCAGAAGACCCTAACCATTTGACAGCATTCAATGAGGCTGTCAACCTATCTGAACTTCTCCAGGACCTAATCACTCAGGGGTTATCGTTCTTAAAAGACAGGAAGAAGTTTAATAGAGAGCAGACTGCTGTTTGGAAATCTTTATTTGAGACAGCATCAAAGAAGATAATGCCAGATGCTAAGGCCAAGGAAACAGAGGGTAATAGTAATTTAGATATAGTAATAGGTATGCCTAATAAGCCTCGTAAGAAGTTGGTGCTTAAGAAGCCCGAAGAAGGTAAGTAATGGCTACTATAGATTTAACGCATGCTAAGAGTATGTTCAATGACCCTTTCTATCCTATGCTGTGGGATGAAAGCAACTACCTCGTGTTCAGAGGCGGTGCTGGTAGCGGTAAGTCCGAGTTTTGTGTAGCCAAGTTAATCTTTAGGATACTATCAGATTGGGACAAACCATTCAAACATCGTTTCCTGGCACTTAAGAAAACATTACCATATGCTCGTAGGACAGTGTTTCCATTAATTCAAACAGTGATAGAGAGATGGGGCCTCGAGGCAATAGTTACGGTTAATAAAACACATATGACCTTCACATTCTCAAACGGTAGTGAAATATGGGTAATGGGCCTTGATGATAGTGAGAAAGTCAAAAGTATTGAGGGTGTTACTGGTATCTGGATGGAGGAAGCCACAGAGTTTGCTATTGACGACTTTGCGCAGTTAGATATTCGTATGCGCGGTCAGATAGACACATACTACCAAATTATGCTGTCATTTAACCCAGTATCCACGTTGAAATGGGTTTACAGAGAATTTTTTTCTAACCCGAGGCCAGATACGACTACGCACTTTTCCACCTATAAAGACAATAGGTTCTTAGATGAGAAGTATCATGCTAAGTTAGAAGACCTGGTCAATAGGGATTTCATGAAGTATAGAGTGTATTGTTTAGGTGAGTGGGGCTCACTGGAGAATATAATCTATGATAACTGGGAGAGAGTTAGTAGTTTTCCGAGTGATGTAGACAACGTGGTAATAGGATGTGATTTTGGTTATACCCATCCTTGTGGTGTGGTGATGTTAGGATGTGATGGTAAGACTATCTATGTCAAAGAGTTGATACACAGAGACAAGTTAACGGTAACGAGATTATGTCAAGTGTTGAAACCGTTGATTGATACCGAGCCTTTACTTAACATGGCAACACGTATCTACTGTGATGATAGTAGACCAGAAGGGATAGCACAGATGAGAGAGGAAGGATTTAACGCACTCGCTGTCGCTAAGGGTAGAAGCTCAGTAAGAGAAGGAATAGATTTAATAAAGCAGTATAAGTTGATGTTGACCAAGGGCAGTCAAGGTCTGATAAACGAGATACAAGAGTATAAGTGGAAAGAGGATAAAGATGGTGTTGTGTATGACGAGCCAGTTAAGTTGAATGATGATGGAATGGATGCTATGCGCTACGCAGCCTTTATGCTACTCAGACGAAAGAGCCAACTTGGTTGTGTATTTATAGATATGTAAGGGGGTAATAAAAATTAATAGGAGCAGAATATGAGTATGATACTCGATGCGCTTGGCCGTCCATTAGACGAGCCCAAAGCCACTAACAAAATACTGGATGTTCCACGTGGAGGTAAGTTAGACTACATTGAGGGCGGACAGTTAAAATCCTGGACAGCAAAAACAGTTCACGACCCATATAGTAATAATGGTGTGGTTCGTAGAGCAATAACAGTCATGGCTCAGAATTTGGCTCAACTACCTATAAAATTCATGAATGGTAAGCGACAACTACCATCTGAAGGATATAAAGACCCGACAAAAGTGGATTTAAGAACTATATTTGATAGTCCAAATCCAACAGATAGTAGGGTGCGTTTCTTCATCAAACATTGGTCTTATTATTTAATATATGATAAGGTATACTGGATGTTAAATCGCAACCCCGCTGGCTTTATTAAGGAGTTATATCCCCTTAATCCAGCGTTAGTTGAGACAATAGTAGATAAGAATAATATAGTTAAACACTACATATACAACAGGTTGCTTAGAATTATACCTGATGATATGTTAGTATTCTCTGGATTTAACCCGAATACACCTACTGGCGACGGCGGCAGTTCTATACTGGATGCCTTAAAGCTGGAATATGAGAGTGATTACTATGCTGCGAAGTTTGGTAAGAAGTTCTTTGAGAACAGCACCAGGGTCAACGGAGTTATCACAGTGGATAAAGATGTGCCTTCTACTAAAGAAGACATGGAAGCAGTCTTAGCAATGTGGAAGAAAGCCCACCAGGGAGCAGACAACGCCTATAAAGTAGGTGCCCTACTAAGTGGTATGAACTACACTGAGATGGGCCAGACGATGCGTGATATGGAGTATATTGAAGGTAGAAAGGAAATTACACAACGTATTATCCAGACCTACGGTATTCCTAACTCAGTATATGGACTGGTTGAGAAGATAGATAGAGCCACAGCCGAGACCCAGATGAGACAGTTCTGGCAGTTGACATTGAAGCCTTTAGCAGTGATGTTACAGGAAGATGTTAACCATAAAATTAAGAAAGAGCCTATAACAAGATACAGCAACATGACAATTAAGTTCGACTTCTCCGTAGTAGAAGAACTGAAGAAAGACTTGAATGATACATTAGATGCTGCTAAGAAGTTAATGGAGGTAGGATACCCAAGGAACGAGATAAACGAGAGATTACAGTTAGATATGCCTGATGATACTGACGATGGCGACACACGTTATATGCCATCTAACATGATGGAGATAGGTGCTGAGGAAGAACCGTTGGAGCCACTGCCTATTCCTGAACGAGATGAAGAGGATGAGAAGCTGGCTGGTGAAATACTGGATAAGATATACAAGGATGAGGAGAATAAGGCTAACAAACAAATCCTTAATAACTATCTACGAGCTCAGAAGAAAGAGGAAAAACGTTTCAAGGGTAAGATACAGAAATATATATTAGAACAACGTAATGAGATGTTGAAGATACTTTATGGGTATAAAGCAACACTTAATAAAGACGAAATTGTAATTAAGATTAATAGTGAAATGAAGAAACAAGATGCTAAAATAGTAAAGGTTGCTAAGCCTATGTTATCAGAAGCATCTAAGATAGCGAGTGAATTAGCGTTCGTAACAATAGGTTTTGACAAACCCGCTGTAGTTGATACTATGTTAGTAGAAGCACGTGTTGCCAAGATAGGTAGTATAAATAACACTATCAAGAAGGCGCTTGTTAGAGAACTAACTGATGGTATTAGAACAGGAGAAAGTGTCAACACTATGGCTAATCGTTGGAAGAAGGTCTTTGGGTTTTCTAAGACACAAGCCAAGACGATAGCCAGAACAGAAACAGCTTCAATAATGTCTGGGACAACAATGAACACATACAAGAAGGAAGGTATTAAGAAAAAGATGTGGTTAACTGCTGAAGATGGTGCGGTAAGACCTGACCATACTACTAATGCTAAACAGAAAGCCATACCTATTGATGAAGTATTTAGTGGGACTGGTGAAATGTATCCTGGTCAGACAGAAATAAACTGTAGGTGTGCATTAGCCCCAGTAGTTCAATAAGGAGAAACTAATGACAGAGAAGATTATTAAATATATTAGCAAAGCCCCAGAAGAAAAGGAAGATAGGGTGCTACGTTTCATCGGTTCGAATGAAGATATAGATAGAGATGGAGACGTTATCAAAGTTGACGGGTGGAAGACTAAGAACTATAAGTTAAATCCTGTAGTTATGGTTAACCACGTTCGTGCTTCTTTACCAGTAGCTAAGACCAATAAAGTTTGGGTTGATAAAGAGAACAAGGCCCTCATGTTTGATATAGAGTTTGCGCCCGCGGATGTTTCCGCAGAAGGTGATACGCTGTATAAACTATATAAGTCGGGATTTATGACAGCCACCTCAGTGGGCTTTGTGCCTAATTTTGAGAAGACAGAATTTCCAAGAGAAAATGGAGAGAAATCAGGCCCGTATAGAATTTTTAAGGAGCAAGAGCTTCTGGAGATTTCACTGGTGTCTGTGCCTGCTAACCCAGGCGCTGTAATGACGTCTAAATCAATTGAGAAGGCAGTGGAGGAGAATATTATAGATAAGGCTGAAGCCAAATCCTTAGAGATATGGTTAAAGGACTTTGAGACAGTAGAGGAAAAAGAGGAAGAGGAAGAACTTACGCCTTATGAAACATCAGTAAAAGAACTACAAGATAAGGTAGAGATTTTAGAGAAGAAAGTTGAAGAATTAACAAAAGAAGAAGAGATTGAAGAACCTGAAAAGTCGTATATCGACACATTGTATGAGGAGTTTAAGTCTGCCAGCGGGACATCAGAAGATGAGCCAAACGCTGATGCTAATACTAAAGAACAAATCTATGATGAAATATTAAAAGAATATTTAGGAGATAATAAAAATGGATAAGAGAGAAGAACTGAATGGTCTTGTGAAAGAAGTTATGAAAGAAGACCTGGAAAAAATGGAAGGCCGCTTGGCAGATAACGAAGAAAGAAATGCTAAGTTGCTTGAAGAGTATGGTGAGATGAAAGAGCAGATGGAAAAAGCCCAGGGTCAACTGATTACACTTAATCAGAACACTGGAAGTAATACCTTTCGTTTCAAGGGTATGAATGCTCTGGATACAACCAAGAATTTTAAGATTGATGTGTCTGAAGAAGTAGCCGAGAAGTTTGCTGCTGATACAATCGAAGTCATGAAGGCTGCTTACACCTCCGCTAATACTGGTGCTTATGTAATTCCTGCAATTTATGGAAGTTCGCTACTGGGTTTGGCTGAGTTAAAGTCTGTCGCTCTTGCTAAAGCAAGAATTCTTAAGGTAGACGCACCTGTGCTTTATCTACCTGCTAAGGGAACCCGCGCTACTGTTGACAGTCAGGCTTTCGGAACTGCTAATACTGGCGCCGCTACTACTCTTGGTCAGATTACCTGGACTATTGACAAGAGAGTTGGTGGTTATCAAGAAATTAATAATGACGTCATCTTAGATGGTATGTTCAACGTCGTAGACGAATGGATTATACCTACTATCGCTGAGGCCATTGGTCAAAATGCTGATGATGAAATGTTTAATGGAACTCAGTTTACAAGTTCTATCAGTGATGTAACAGACGCTATTACAGCCTCTGGAACTACACTTATCGCAGCCGCTATTACGTTTGCGAACTTGAATAAAATGTTCTATCATCCTGAATGGGAACGTGGACTTAACTGTGAATGGTTTGGTTCAAGAGCCGCGATGAAAGATATTGCCGCGCTTACTGACACTTATGGATATCCGCTGTTCCAACAGGTGCCAATTAATGGTAGACCTTCTACCATGCTTATGGGTGCCCAGTATAATGTATGTCCAAGCATCGCTAATGCTCCCGCAGATGGCGCTGTAAGAATGTGTTTTGGTGACCCAAGCCAATACATAATCACTCTACGTGGTGGAAATTCTCCTTTCGTCAATCCGTATATTAAGATGAAAGAAGGCATTCTACAGGTTGGAATGTATGCTCGTATGGACGGTAATATAGCCGACCATGCTACCGCATCCAGTTCAGCCGCTTGGGCAGTAATGTCCCGCGTTGATGCGTAAAATTTAAATTAAATGAATTAATATAAGGCGACGACGGTTATAAAGGGGTTGTGCCTATTCACAACCCCCGCCTAAATCTATAACGAGGAGACTTATGATAAAGAATGATTATTTATGGAAGTGTCAGGAGTGTGGATATACTAAGACCACTGCTTACCTTCCCAGAAAAGAATGCCCTGTCTGTAAGAAAGTAGTTCAATGGCAGGGATTACAGAAAGTAATAACGAAGGAGAGATAAGATGGCTGTAACATTAAGCACATATGCTTTAACAGACTTAGATAGGGTTAAGGGTTATCGTCTTGCTCAAGGTGAAGAGTTAAATACTACAACCGAACAGCAAGATTTGATAAAAAACCTTATCAACATCTACTCTACTATTATTGAAAATTATTGTGATAGGAAGTTTAAGTCACGTGAGTATACAGAGTATTATGATGGAGACGGCTCAGATACTCTATTCATGAACCAGTATCCAGTTTCAACAATTACCTCTATCAACGATGACCAGGATTGGTTGTGGAGTGACACTACTGTAATAAATAGTAATTATTATAGAATAGTAGATAGTAGATATATTGTTATGAAGAATAATTTATTTACTGTAGCCAAGCAAAGCGTAAAGGCTGTTTATACTGCTGGGTTCACTACTACACCCGAGGATATTAATAATGCCTGTGCTACAGAAGTCATACGTGCCTTTGATGGTATAACAAACTTAGGTGTTGAGAGTATTTCGTTCTTGGAGGTATCTGAAACCTTCGTCCCAATGCCATTCTTACCCCAGACACGTTTGGTATTAAATAATTATAAGAGGAAAATGTCCTTCTAATGATTGATATAGAGATAAAAGTAGATGATAGTGATGAACGTAAATTAAGAAAACTACTACAGCGTGCTAAGAAAGGATTGTTAGTAGGTATTAAGAAAGCAATTCTATATGCTGAAGGTGAAGCTAAGAAGAACTTTAATAAATCTGGTAAACCTAAAGTAAGAACTGGAACACTTAGACGTTCTATAAAATCTGGAGTATCTAATAATACCGCCTGGATAGGCTCTGATGTTGTTTATGCAAGAATTATTGAGAAGGGTGGCGTGATAACTGCTAAGAATAAACCATACCTGTCTTTTCAGATTGACGGTAAATGGTTTAAGAAAAAGAGTGTAACTATTCCGCCGAGACCATATTTACAACCAGCGATATCTGAACATATGGATACTATTAGTAGAATAATAGCACAAGAAATAGTGGAGGAGATGGAAAAATAATGGCTACTACAGTAGAAACAATTCTTGACACACTAAAGTCAGACTTAAAGGACTACGTAAAGGTTAGTAGAGGATATAATACTACACCTACTACAATTCTAAAAGGCTCGTTTGGTCCAGATGAAGTTTCAAAATCTTTTCCTGTTATTGGTTTTGATATAACAAGTGAAGAGTTCGAAAGTCAAATGGGTGATACTGGATTTGCCTACGTGTATTTAGATATATATGGTTATACATACACAGATGGTGTTGATAGAATTGACGCTATAAGGAAACTTGCTCACGACGTCCTTTATTTTATTTACAACGATTTTACATACACAGATGAAGTATCTCTTTTAGAGCCAATGGAATACGGAGGCTTTAAAACACTAATGTTCAGATTACCTATAAGGATTAGGTATGAATGGACGACAACTAATATAAGATAATATAAGGAGAAATACAGATGGCAACAAAATCAGGAACTAACGCAACAGTTAAAGTAGCAGAAAGCGTGACGGTATTGTCTATGGCTAATTGGTCTTTCACTGATGAGAGAGAAGCATTGAAGGCTCCTGTCTTCGGTGATAGTTTTAATAAAGTCCATGGTATGGGCACCAGAAATATTGCAGGCTCAGTAAGTGGTTTCTTGGATACATCAGACACTACAGGGCAGGACGTGCTCGTAACCGCCTATGAGGCTGGAACTACTGTAAGTGGCTTCCGTCTTTATGTAGATGGAACTGTATACTTTGAGGCTGATGGAACAGATGATAATGATGGAGTATATATCACATCTTATAATGTCAGCGCCGCGCAGAATGAAATCATCCCTGTCGAGTTTAATTTTGAAGTCGGTGGAGATTGGTCAGAAGCAAGTGGTTAATATAAACTAAGGGGGAAACAAATGAAATTAAATCTAAGTTATTTAGAAGGTGTATGGTTACCGTTTAAAAATAGTGATGATGTTAAAGTTAAGATTAAAATGCTTCCATTATCAAAATCTTTAGATGTAGAACAAGGTGGGGATAGTATAGAAACAATGTATTCTGTTTATGATGAGTGTTTATTAGATTGGACTGGATTTGTTGATGAAGATGATAATATTATTGAATGCACTCCTGAAAATAAGAGAAGGGTATTTGATGCTTATACGGAACTCTTTGAGTTTGTGATGACCGAACAGAATATACTAAGGCAGAAGTTCTCGGTATCATTAAAAAACTTAAAGACCTCTGTGCCTACCGTTTCAAAGAAAGCGAGAAAAACCCCGACAAAATAAGTTATAATGTTTTTGTTGGTATCAGGGGTCTGAAAGGGAAAGATACATCTTACTCAGAATATGTTAAACAATATGGCAGTGTGATGCCAAAAATCCTTCCAGAAAATGAGCATATTATTGATATAGTAACTAACTATTATAATATGCTCATTGATGGAATGGGTGGTATAAATACAGTAGGTATAATAAAGATACTTGAATTAGAAGATGTTGATAGGAGAGAAATGCCTATACTCTTACAAAAGATATCTTATTACTTATCAATGTCGTTACTAATTAGGAACGAACAAACTACAACATAAGGATAACTGACAATGCCAGAGACAATAAAAATTAAATTATTAATAGATGATAGGGGCGCTAACTCCAAGATTAATAAGTTTAGTAAAAATACTACTGATAAGTTGAACAAGATAGAGAAGTCTTCTAAGTCAGCAAGTAAATCTATGAAGGGTTTATTTGGTTTGGAAATTCTGCGTTATGCAGAGAAGTTCTTACGTGTTATGACGGATGTGACATTAGCAGTAGTCAATATGACAAAAGAGTATGATAGACTACATAGGTCATTAAAAGCGGTATCTGCTGGTTACGCTGACTTTGGTGAACAAGTTGATTTTGTTAGGCAAGCAAGTGAAAGACTTGGTCATGTATATAGGTCGCAGATTAAGGGTTACGCTCAGTTAACTGCTACAGGTAGAGCGGCTGGTATAGCGTTGGAAGATATCCAAAATATTTATCTAAGTATAGCAGAGGCATCTACAGTATTTCAGCTATCAAGTGATGATAGTTATCAAGCACTACGTGCTATAATTCAGATGATATCTAAAGGAACGATTTCTGCTGAAGAACTTAGAGGTCAGTTAGGTGAACGAGTTCCTGGTGCTTTGTATATTATGGCTGATGCTCTTGATATAGGTATAAGCAAACTACTTGATATGATGGATAAAGGTGAATTACTTGCCGCTGACGTCCTACCAAAATTTGCTGCTTCACTTCGCGAAAATGTTGCTGGTGAGTTGAGTATAGCAACAAACAGTATGCAGGCTAACATTAATAGGTTAGAAACATCTTGGAATGACTTTGTTAAAAATGTAGGTAATTTATATAGAATGGAGATTAACTCTGTAATAAGTAATACAAAACGGATGCTTAGCACTATTTCCAGGCTACTTAAAGCGTGGACAGATAAGCATAGTGTAGAAGGACGGAAGGAAACAGTTTCAAAAGCTATTGACGCCACTGTAGCAAAAATTGCAGAACTCCAAGCACAGATGGACGCTGGTAAGATGTTTCCATTGAATATAAAGGGTGAGATGAAGCGCGCCATTGGTGATTTAGAAAGATATTATAAACTTCTTCAAGACATAATACGTGAGGGTTATAAAGCAAGTAAAGGCGGCGCAGAGCACGAATTCAGAAGGTTAGAAAGTAAGAAGGTTGTCCAGCACGACTATCCGCGACGACCTAATACAGCCGAACTTAAATTTAGGGAAGACGCAAAAAAACTCCGAAAACAATTTGAGATAGACATGTTGAGAGCAGGTGGAAATACGGCAGATGCTGAAATAAAACAACTTAAGGAAACACACAGAATTAAACTACAGGAAGATGAAGTTTATGCTGGAGAAAAGATAAAAGCAGAAAAATTACTTGCTGCTCAGATAAAAGCAATCCGTAAAGCGCATGAAAATAAATCAAGTTATATATATAAGCCTGCTGTAGGTAATATGGATATGTGGGAATACACCAGTGATGAGCAGACTAAAAAGAAGTCAGAAA